GCCTAATATTGCCGAAGTCGAGTATGACGACAAAGGTAAACCTAAACAATCATGGATGAAAGATTGGACTCAAGAGGAGAGGACTGAAAAGTTCTTTGAGTTCTGTCGAGAGTATGACTTACGTCGCGACTCGCTTCTTCGTGACAACTATCAGCAGTTTAGCCATCGCTTGCATTGGCACGAGTGTCCGTTCGTCGATGAGATGAAAGAAGTCGACGATCCTCGAACTGTGCTTGAAGCTTGTCTCATCTTCTCGTTTAGTAATGAACACTGGAAGACTTTCAGAGCATGGAGATCTGGAGGTCCCGAAGCCATGCGTACTCGATTTATGACTGAACGGCATGCTCGATCAGATCTTTTTCAAATCTATTATCCAAAGGATACGAGTGTAAAAGATTGGTTGTGCGATGTGCCGAATGATTTTGCTCACATACATGCTGATCAAATCTTTGCTTCTCGTAATCGTCCTTATACGATGATGGAGTTTGCCAAGAAGTTGAACGAGATCTTTGTGAAGGAGTATGGATTTCGTAATGCCATGTATCCTTGCAAGAATGCGGCTCGACATGTTGCCATGAGCCATCCTGAATGGGTGGATCCTGACTCGTTTCTTCATGGCGGTACAGGTTACTTCGATGGTCTGAGTCAGGTGTTCGACTGTCCGAACCTCATGAGCAAGAGTAAGTACGAGATCAACGAGTTCGGTGACTATGTTCCTCTGAACGATGCAGCGAAAATGCAAGTCGAGCATATGGATTATCTGAAGGCACATCCTTCCAATCCAATTCATACGCACAACTATCTCAATCTTGAAGACAAGTTGTGCATGCATTATAAGTATATGGCAGTCAAGTTTGGCGTGAAGTCACAGACGATGCAAATCCCATATGATTGGGTATATCCCATTGAATGGTCTCTTCGGACTAATAATTATGATAGGCTAACGAATGGCGCATAACAAACATGTTATCGACGGAGTCAACAAAGACGTAGGCTTGTACGGATGGGAACAAGCCAGAGAATATTACCTCAACCTTGCAGAGACATGGACTGATCCCTATCCTGATCCAGTCGTAACAATACACGATGGCATTCGATGCGTACGAGACGATTTGATTACAGGAACGAAGGTTCGCGGCGGCGATTGTCTACTCTCAAGAATCAATCAGTCGACTATCGTGTATGTCCAACCTCGTACTGGTCTCGCTGGTGTCTCGCTTCTCGATGTAGCAAAACGCCACAATAAGAAGGTAAAGTTGTTCATGCCTTCATCACAAACCATCTCTCATCATCAGGCATGTTGCATCGAGCAAGGAGCAGAAGCTTCGTTCCATCGTATCGCTGCGATGCCAAATCTGAACAAGATCGCCAAAGATTGGGCAGATTCTCAAGAAGATGCCTTCTTCGTTCCTCTTGGGCTGAAGCATGAACTCGTCACTGCTGGTATCGTGAAGGCTGCATCAAAGATCGAAGCACCTGACGAAGTGTACGTAGCCATCTCGACAGGTGTTTTGTCACGAGCAATGCAGATCGCATGGCCAAATGCCAAGTTCCATTCGGTTGCAGTGTCTCGTAACCTGAAAGCTGGCGAACTCGGTCGAGCCGAAGTCATCTCTGAGCCGATGCCATTTCAACAGAGCGAGAAGGCAGAGAACCTTCCACCTTTCCCTTGCATAGATACTTACGACGGCAAGGTTTGGAAATACATTCCAAAAAATACTGGTAAGAACATCTTGTTCTGGAATGTCGGCAAAGAGCCAGTACTTAATGATCCTACGATATATGATCGCGTAAATAGTTACCGCGACTGGCTAAAAAATGATGTACAATATAGGCAACTTGATATATAAGGGATAATATGAACATCTTAGTTACATCCCCATTCACTCCCGTCTCTTCGAATATTCACTCACATAGAGCAGCACAAGCTGCCATCTATGCTGAGCAGTTAAGCGTTGAGTTCGGTAACGTTCACCTCGATCGTACTGGTGATATTCATCCAGATCCAGAATCGTTTAATCGAGTCTATGCCTATCATGGCAATGATTGGTTTGGTTCTTTGAATCTCTTCGGAGGGATGAAGAATTATGGAAACATCGATAAGCTGATTCGATACTCGAAGCTGAAAGCTCCTATCTACTCGTTGTGGATCGATCATCCGAAATACAGCGAGATGTTAAAGCCTCGGCTCGATGGTGATATTCATCCTGATTGGCATCTCGTTGATTGGGAAAATCTAAAGAAGCTTGAAGATACTGCCATTACAGTAAAGGAGATAGAAGTTGTCAATAGAGTTGTTGCAGGTGATAGCCATGCTATTTGCATGTATCGCCCCGGTTGGTTTGTCAATTCTGTTCCTTTTAAAACTCTCCACGGAGCACTCAAAGAAGGATTGAGTTCTTTCATTAATCCTGAACATGAGATCGCAGAGTTCTACTTCGGTAACATCGACGTACGTCATCATCTTTGCCGTCAACCAAATCCTGAACAAGCAACACGAGATTTGGCGAATAGATACTATGAACAACTCTCTCAGCTCGATCTTGCAAAGGTCTATGCATACGAGTTGCTTCCTATCGAGCATGAATCGCGAGTCCTTCCAAAAACGGGTTACTACAAAGGCACACCATTCTACGGATCATGGGATCAACGCAACACAGCCCGTCTCGTCTTTAAAGATGAGATGAGAAAGCTATGTGCTCAAGGCAGTGTCAACCTCATTGAATGGGTTGATCCGCTTCTGAATGAGAGGGGTGAGCTCGACTTTGAATGCATGGAGAAACCGAAGTCAGTACATCTTTCTCGCAACTCTTACCCACATTGGCAAGGCCGCAAGTGGTCTGGTCTATCTGAAAACAAACCCGCAACTCTAGAGGATTTCTTTGCATGAAAACTAGTAAGTATATAATGAATGAAAATGATGATAATACAGTATCTATCGCTAAGAAAGGTCCAACTGGTGGACCACAGCTCGAAAGTATGGCAGGATTAAATGGTCCTCCAGGTATGTACGTTGAGAATCCTTCGGGCACGCACGCGAATTTTATTCCAGGAATTACAGCGAAGCATCTCAGTGTGTATAAATACAATGAAGGCGAATCAATCAAAGAAATTCAGTCTTACATCGATGCTACTTACGAACAGCATTATTCCCGAAATAAATTTCAAGCAACGGAATTCATCATTGATGCTGGTCATGGGACTGGTTTCAATATCGGGAATATGATGAAGTACACTCAACGATACGGTCGTAAGGGTGATCCCGCCGAATGGCGAAAGGACCTGATGAAGGTTATCCACTACGCAATTATGCAACTCCACGTTCATGATACTGAAAATAAGGATTAATTATGGGTATTGAAATTAATGTTCCAATGGAAGAGCTCAGAAAGCGCAAGCTCTTCATCGCCGCACCAATGTATGGCGGTCAATGCGCAGGTATGTTTACACGTTCGATTGCAGATCTCTCTGCACTCTGCACACACTACGGAATCCAAGTCAGATTCTACTTCTTGTTTAACGAGTCTCTGATTACTCGAGCACGCAACTACTGCGCCGATGAGTTCATGCGTTCAGGCGATACACACTTGATGTTCATCGACTCTGATATTGGATTCAATCCGAATGACGTGATCGCGCTACTTGCTCTACAAAATCCTGATCCATCAGTAGATAACTACGACATCATCGCTGGTCCATATCCTAAGAAGTGCATCAGTTGGGAAAAGATTAAGCTTGCTGTCGATAAGGGCATGGCTGACGAAAATCCAAACGATCTTGAAAAGTTTGTTGGTGATTACGTCTTCAATCCAACAGGTGAAACCCGAGAGATTGCTCTTGGTCAACCAGTCGAAGTACTTGAATCCGGAACTGGATTCATGATGATTCGCCGCCAAACTTTTGAGAAATTTCAAGAAGCTTATCCTCAGCAGTTCTACAAACCTGATCACGTTCGTACAGAACACTTCGATGGTAGTCGTGAAATCATGGCTTACTTTGATACGCCGATCGATCATAAGCGTACGAACATCAATGCCGAGCTTGAAGAATACTTGAAAAAGAATCCAAAAGCAAAAGCAAAAGAGATTGTAGACTTTGTGAAAGATCCGAACAATGGTTTGATCAAAGATTACTCGAAGCGCTACCTCTCTGAAGATTACATGTTCTGTCAGTGGGTTCGCAATGCTGGTATGCATGTATGGCTTTGCCCATGGATGGAACTGAAGCACGTTGGTTCGTATGTCTTTGGTGGTTCTCTACCAGATATTGCACGTATCGGTGCAGCTGCAACTGCAGATCCTTCTGCACTCGGTAAAAACAAATAATGGTGTACAATTAATACAATCGTTGGTATATTGAATATTCCGAACATATGGAGATTTATTATGAAATTAGATAATGATACGTTGCAAGTACTCAAGAACTTCTCGGCTATTAACAAGAACATTATGTTCAAGCCTGGAAATGTGATTCGTACTATTTCGAGTACAAAATCTGTTCTTGCAAAAGCAACAATTAAACAAGACTTCGAGAAAGGTTTTGCCGTATATGACCTCTCACGGTTTATCGGCACTCTCTCCTTGTTTAATGATCCTGAGATTGAAATCAAGGATTCGTACGTCGAACTCATCGAAGGCAACAATCGGTTTCAGTACGCTGTCACTGATCCTTCGCTGATCATCGTTCCACCAGATCGCGAGATTGAATTGCCAAATCCTGAAGTCAACTGTTTGATTTCTGAAGAAGCACTCAATAGAGTGATGAAGGCGTTGGCAGTTTCTCAGTTGCCTGAGATTGCCATCGTCGGTAAGAACGGTAAGATCTTGCTTCAAGCAGTCGATACACGTGGAACTAGCAACGATTCGTTTAGTATCGAAGTTGGTGAAACTGAAGCTCGCTTCCGCATGGTATTCCGTTCGGATTGCATGAAGTTGATTCCAGGTTCTTACGACGTATCAATCTCTTCCAAGGGCCTTAGCCACTGGAAAGGTGCAACAGTAGAATACTGGATTGCTGTTGAATCCAACTCGGCTTTCGAGGCTTGATTATAATGGGCGGTGTTTCGGCATCGCCCACTTTTTGTGACGGAGATATATTATGCTTGAAGATTTTTTGTGGGTAGAGAAGTATCGCCCAAAGACCGTGTCCGACACTATCCTGACTGACGAACTGAAGAAGACATTTCAACAGTTCGTAGATCAGAA